ATCAAATGAAACAATCCAGTTATGTAAACCTAGTTGTGGATCTTTTACATATGCACCTTCGTATTGTGTATCCTTTTCATGGTCTTCTCTAGGTGGTATAACAATATTTTTATCTCTTAAATGATTATAGATTATTGTATCCCAACATCTTACTTGTGAATAAACATCTGTATAATTAACTTTGTAATCGTATGCCATAGTCAAGCATAACTCAATCAATTTCATTTTGTCTTCTAACCTATCAACAAGTTCAACGTCTTGTATATTGTATTCTACAAACCTTTGATAGTCTTTTGTATAGAAGTCTTTAAATGTTTCATATGGATTATCTAATTTAGATTCGCCTAGTTCTACTTTGGCAATATAGTTTAGTTTATAAGACTCTTGCCTTACATATGTAAACTTTCTATACAGATCAAAATAATCTAATACAGATACGCCTAGTATATTCCAGAATTGTTGGTTCTTTTGACCAAACTGTATTCTATCTGCATTGACATAATTCCATGGTGACATTTTATTAATCGTATCATTATCAAACATATATCTCATACGATTCATAAGATAAGGTAAATCAAAAAACTTTACATTCCAACCTGTTAGAATATCAGGATGATTCTTACACCAGAATTTTAGAAACTCTAATAACATATGTTTTTCGTTTTGACATTTTACATATGTTACGTTTGCTTTTTTAGAAATGAAGTCGCCTGTACCCCATGTTAATATCTGTTTGTTGCTGTGATTTTTTATAGTAATACAAATAACTGTTTCTTTTGCAGTATCAGGATCGGGAAAGCCGTTCTCACACTCGGTTTCAATATCAAGTGTGAATATCTTTATGTAATCTTTATTCCATCTCATCTCGCCTTTGTATTCGTCAGCGATGTATTGATAGTTGTATCTATTCATACCAAAGATTTTATACTCTGGTATAGGTGCATACTCACTATAGAAATGTTTTGCTTTTGATATAGAATCAAATCGTTTTGCTTTTAGATTAGTACCATCTAAAGTTTTGTATTTTGATTCTTCTTTTGTAGGTAGATATAGTGTAGGACTGTAATTAATACGACTTAAATAAGATTGACCATTATTGACACCTCTAATAAGAAGTTTACCTTTATGCTCAATTACATTTGTATAAAAACTACTCGCCAAATTCATATCCTATTATAACATTAAAAGACAAAAATGTCAATTACGTAATGATTTTTGCTTTAGGTGTAACTATCTGACCTGTATTTTGTTGATATGCACCAATCATATTGTCGTCTGGTGTAGTGTCAGTAATTATATTTGCTTCTTTAATGTGTATAACTTCGTCTTTTGTGTATGGTATGTAAGGATGAAATCCTATTTGCATAGGTTTGCCTGGTTGTCCTTGCATTGGTATCAATACAAAAGGTTTCTTTAATGCCACATGATCTGCTTTATCGCTTTCTTGTGGCGTACCTATTACGTCCTCTCCAGATGAGAGTCTGTACAATCTAATCATAATATACTCCTATTCAGTTTTATTTTCTTCAGTTGATTGTTTTTTTCCGATATTATATTTTGCTTGCAAATTCCATTCGTTCTTCTCTTTGAAAGCAATAATTTTGATTTGTGATAAAGGTGCTTTGTTTTCAGCAGCCTCTGGTTTGACTATAGATAATAAGTTCCAGTCTTGTAATAAAACTGATATTGTGTTACGTCTTTGAACATCATTCTCTACTAACGTAGCCTTCTTACCATCTAAAGCAAAAAGTTCTTTGAAATGTACTATGTAATATTTACCTTGTTTGTGTAGTATGTGGCAACTTTGAAATAAAGTTTTATCTTTACGACTTGCAACACCTATTCGGGACAAAGTTTCCCTAATCTTTAGAAAGTCATCTGGCTGTTTGAGTGTAACCTCTAACATCTGCTCAGGTGACCAATTAAAATTCTCGTCACTCATTTTTTTCTCCCACCCTTATCAAGTTTTTCCTTAATAAGATTCAATTGTTTCTTATCTAGTATGTCAAGGGCTATCTTTGCTTTTGCATTGCTATAACCATAATATTCTTTTACATACTCTAAATTTTTTGATTTAGCAGTTGTAGTCCACTTGCCACCAAATCTTTTTCTCTTACGAATACTATTTAGTAGAAAGTGAAATTGTAAACGCTTGCTGAGGCTATGATGTATATTCATCTCATTTGCCATCATTATAGCGTCAACGTGCTGTGATAAACAACGATTAATGACGTATGGTGGGTACTTCTTTTCCCAAGTCAGATCATCTCCGTCTAGCAAATTAACTTTTGTCCAGTTAAGTGCATTGAGATAATCAGATAATTTGTATTCTATCATAATATAATTTCTGGTGCCGCTTCACGGATTTGAACCGCGGACCTACTGATTACAAATCAGTTGCTCTACCAGCTGAGCTAAAGCGGCCCTATTGTTAGTGTTTTCTGTCATGTTTCTTGTGACCTTTATGAGAACCCATATAGTAATCGCCTGGTTCGTAATCCCAAACTTTACCGTGATGACCTCTTATATCTGCCCAAAGCATTCTACATTTCACTATCAATCTTCTTAATAATGTTCTTCTTGCCATTTCTTCCTCTATTTAAATTTACATTCAGCCATGATCTGTGTCAAGCATGCAACCATATTTATCTCGTGGTCAGCCACAAACGCAGATTTATATTGATAATCAGCAATTGTTAGTACGGCTGCAGGGATAGATTGAGGTTGTAGATGTTTGTATAGAATATCATAGATACCAGTAAACAAAGAAGATGGATCTTTATCAAGGTTTTGAACAACCCATTTTCTCATATCACCAAACCTTTTGTCTTTTAAAAATGAAATCAATTGTTTATTGTTGATTTCTGACATAGATACAAGTATACCACTATCTATCTTACCTCTTACAGAATAACGTTGTAATTCGTTTATAGTTCTTCTAAAGTCTGGATAGTGTCTTTGTATTAGTTCAGCAAGTACTTTGTTATCAAACTCTATATTCTCTGCCTTCAATACATCACCTAGTCTTTTAAGAAATGCCGTAGCAGTTTTTACTTTCTGACCATTAGTAATACGAAAATCAATAACTGTACAACGACTATGTAATGCAGGTATGATTTTGTTTTTGAAGTTACAAGTAAATATAAATCTACAATTCTTGTAAAACGTTTCAATGAAATTACGCAACGCAGGTTGAACACTATCAGCATTCATGTAATCTGCCTCGTCTATAATAACAACTTTATGATTAGAACCACCTTCTAGTGATACACTAGAGGCAAAGTTTTTAATTGTGGTACGTAAAGTATCAATGTGTCTACCTTCATCTGAACCATTGATGATTAAGTAATCAGCACCTAGTTCTTCACACAAGGCACGAGCAACTGTTGTCTTACCCGTACCTGCTGTGCCTGAAAGGAGAAGATTTGGTATTTCTTTTTGGGAAAGAAATTTAGAAAAAGTATTCTTTAAATCTTCAGTTAAGATACATTCTGATATTTTTCGTGGACGGTATTTTTCAACCCATAGAAAATCTGACATATAACAACCTTAAAATGTTGAGTCAGCTTCTAAAGCGATCCAGTATTGTACTTGTACCTTTTTGTTTATGAAGTGAGCAATCTTTGCCTTTGATAATGCAACATCATAATCGCCAGGAATAATTTTCATATTCTCAGCCTTAATGTATGCAGTAAACTCTATATCAGTTTCGCCTACAACAATAGACGATTCGTTAGAGTTGCTATTCTTCTTATCTAATGCAACTAACTTAATCTTGCCATCTTCACCTTTAAATGCAATATCAGGTAGACTTAAATTAGTATATAATTTTTTAACAGACTCATAATCAGCATTGTTCAATGAGAACGATACTGTTTTGTCTGGCATTGTTATAGATTTAGAAGGATATCTCAATGTAGATTTTTCAGCAAAAGCATATCTTGCTGATAAAGATGTCTTCTCATCTTGTATTTTTAGGTTTGCAGAACCATTGAAATTCAGTACAGGTTGTGTAAAAGAATCCAATGCTCTTAAAAACTCTGGCAAATCATATACACCAAATTCAGTTTCAAACTCATCTTCAACATTGGCTTCTGCCATAATGTTTTTCATTGTAGAAACTGTACTTAATTGTTTACCAGGTTTAAATAGTATATTAGCATTTATGTCACTAAAATTTCTTAATATACTTATCGTATTATCACTTATTTTCATTTCATCTCCTTATCATAATTTAACAGTAATATAACATAGTGTACTGCCTTTAACAGGTCAGCACGGTTGTGTCCATTCTTTTTGCCATATCTACACAAATATTTAATTGCGTTAGCATGACAGAAATCTTTTCCGATTTTAAGTGTCTTTAATAAATCTAAAACTTGAAAGCCTTTTTGATCACTTGAATAGTGTTGGCCATAAGTTGACTTAATATAATCACCAATCTCTTTTAAGATTTTATCTTCATTGTATTTCATAATATTATTATATCACTAAATTGCATTTGAGTCAACAGCCATTGATTGTAAATATTTCAATACATTCTCTGGCGAAGATACACTATATGGATCTCCATCATTGTTATCAACCTTACCAGGTTCCTCAAACATAACTTCAACAGTACCATCATTTACGATAGCAGCATAACGCCATGATCTCATACCAAAACCACAATCTTGTTTTTCTACAAGCATATCTACTTGATCTGTAAAGTCACCATTACCATCAGGTATCACTTTAACTTTTTCTAATTTTTGATTAGCAGCCCAAGCGTTCATCACGTAAGAGTCATTAATAGATAAACAATAAATGTCATCTATACCATGCTCTTTAAATACGTCATGTAATTTTTCGTAACCAGGTAGTTGTTGATTTGAACATGTTGGTGTAAATGCACCAGGTAGAGCAAACAATATTACTCTCTTACCTTTAAAGTAATTATCTGTACTAACATCTTTCCATTCACCTAATGATCTAGTTCTAAAACTAATATCAGGTAATCTATCACCTTTTTTCATATTATATTTCTCCTATTTAATAATCTAATTATACACGAATCACGTCAATTTGTCAATAGTCTATATACCTTGTAAACGAGAATCTTTTGATGTGATATTTTTAGTTGCTTTTGGTCTAGCAATCGAATCTTTTGATCTTTTTCTTAAAATAGCAGTTGCAGATTTCTTTGCTCTTGCCTCTTTAATAAACTTTGTTAGATCCCACTTAAAATTCATACACCCTCCTTTTTGAGTTAGGTGCGTTCCTTCAGCATATGCCTACTTCCGACTCGTTAGAGTTGAACGATATTAAGTATTTATGGGCGCCGAAGCGCCCACAATGTATTATTTAATTGATATTGTTCTAGGTTTTTTATGTTCTGGAACAACTCTCTCTAAAGACACTCTTAATAGTCCGTCTTTTAATTCAGCGCCTGTAACCTTAACGTCATCAGCGATTGTAAAAGACTTCTTAAAGTATCTTTTAGCGATACCTTTATGTAAGATTTCACCTTCAGAGTCTACCTTTTCTGTTTTCTTGTCATCTACTTTTTTAGATTCAACAGATAGTACACCTTCCTCAAGGTTTATGTCTATATCTTTTTTGTTATAACCAGCAAGTGCGATTTGAATATCGTACTTATTCTTATCCATCTTAACTATATTATAGTGTGGAAAAGCCGTAGTTGAAATATGGTCTAATTGATGATCAAACATTGATTCAAAATGTCTGAACGTGTCATCAAACCCTACGGTTAGTGGTCTTAATTGATTGAAAATTGATAGTGCTTTATTGGTCATGTAACCTCCTATTGTTAAGCAAAGTTAATTTTCTGACAACCCTATAAGGCGTTGTCTAGTATTATATAATAATTATTTATATAATTTCAAGTGCCAGTTTCCTTTTATCACGGAGTTAAACTGGCAAAGATCACCGTAGTTTAGGTAGATTTCTCTACCTTTATCTATACCCCTACAAGGTCTTACGAATCGCCTAGTAGTAATAATATATATAACATCAACACAGACGGCATAGAATATTTAAATTTTCTTTACTTTTACGCCTTTTACCATCTTATAACCTAGTATTTCATCATTTGCTTTTTGCAATTTTTTGATTATTTTACTACGTTCTTTGGCCTTTTCACGTTTTACTTCAGATGGTTTAGAAAAATATCTTTTATTTCTTATATCTTTAACAAGACCAGCCTTTTGTACTTTCTTTTTAAGTACTCTCATTGCCTTCTCTAAATTGCCACCTCTAACTTCTACAGTTATTGACATCTATTATTTACCTCCCATCTCATTTTTTGGTTGCCTTTCCCATACAGGTGGTTTGTCACCACCCACGTCATAGTCGTGGTATGTATTGGGTTTGTAACTTTTGTAATCAGGTGTAGGTGCTTTACCTGTAACACCTTTCTCAATGTCTTCTTTTGTATAAGCAGGTTTCTTACTCTTATCTAAACTACCTAACACAGCAGCTGCACCAGGTTTTAATTTCTGTACTTTGCCACCCTTATCTAAAAATTTTTTCATCATATCGTCACGTTCTTTTTGTGACATCTTTGGTTTTTTATCTTCTATATCATATATTCCCATTATACTCTCCCTAATAAGTTTAACTTGTGGCCCTTTCGGACCACAAGCGGACTTACACTATGGATAGATTTAGACAGAAAAGTCATCTTCACTATCTTCCTCACTATCATCGGATTTCTTTTCTGATAATATCTCTGCCTCTTCGGCTGCCTTCTTATCAGAAAGAATCTGTTCTACTGAAGCACCACTATCTACTTTTGAATATAGATCAACAAATGATGTTTTAGTATCATCATCAAATCTATTTGTACAGACAGCGATTGCCTTCATTTTATTTCTAAAGATACCATATGCTTCTGCAATATGGACAAGTCTTCTGGTACTTATAATCTCATCAACGCCGCCATCATTATAAGTCTTTCTTATAACGTCAGCCCAAGTCACTAGATTATGAGCAAATTTAACATCTGATTTACCAGCAGACTTTAGTTTCTGAGCAACAATTTTTTCTTCTACTTTAGCAGTAGGATATTGTTGTTCAAATGTAACTGGGAATCTTTCTAAAAATGCCTCGTTAAGTACATTAGTACCGATAAACTTACCGTCATCACTACCTTGACCTTTAGTGTTAGCAGTTGCAATCACATTAAAGCCAAGTTTAGGTTTAACAAACTTGTTTATCTTTTTAACATAGACACCTGAACCTTCAAGGATAGGTTGTAAACACATTATTTTATTACTTGCGAGGTCAATCTCATCAAGTAGTAAAACAGCGCCTCTCTCCATCGCCTCAATTACAGGACCATTT